AGAAGGAGCTGATAAAGGTTTTCTATTTACTGCCATTAATCAACCCCCCTAAAGTCAACATCAATTTGTGAATAATCTACTTTTAAAGTTCCATCGTTGTTTTTAATTACAGCGGACGGGTGCGATTCTAATAAATCTTGAGCCATAACACCAGAATATCTATATTGACCAAGTGATTTATCTTTGTAATCAAATTCGTAAATAACAATTCCACTTGGCGAAACCCCTGTTTGTCTAATATTTTCTTTTAAAGTTATATCGGAAAAAAGTTTTATTCCTGCGCTTCCCAATGATCCAGCCGCACCAATTAAAGCATTTGTTCTGTTAGCATTTCTATCTTTTTGGTTTTGCTCTCTTTGGAAAGATAATTGTTGATTTTGTAATCCTTGTTGTTGTGCAAATCCAGCTAAATCAATACCATTGTAATTTGGTTGATAATTACCAAACGAAGTGCCAGACCCCACTTGAGACCTGCCAAGCAAAGCAGATATTTCGTTAAATCTTGATTGCCTTACTTGTTCGCCAGTAGCAATACTAGCTTGCGATAAATCGGTATATTGACGAGCAATTGAATCGTCTAATCGATTCATAGCCGAATTATATTGTTCAGAACCCATAGGAATTCCTTGATCTGCTAATTGTTGAGCTAAATCTTTTTTTTGTGATTGAATAATAGGATCAATTTGAGCTTTTCCTCTTTGAAAAGTTGCATCTTGAATTGCTTGTCCACTATTTGAAAAATCACCACTTAAAGAACCGCTTAATTGACCCGCTAAACTTTCTTGTCTTAATCTTTCAGCTTTTGTAAAATCGCTTTCATTTAATTTTATAGTATTTGTCAACGGATCATAAGTTTGTGAACCCTGTGCCGTGTAAACGTTAGGGTTGTTTAACAATAAATCTTTTTTTTGTTCAGGCGAAAGACTTTCAAAAAGATTAGCGTTATTTACTTCTTTTTTAACCAATTTTTTAGTTTTTCTTTTAATAAATAGTTTTAATCCCATATTTTCCTTAAATTATATTACTAACACTTACGCTGTAATCGGTTCTGTACCAATTAATCTGTTGTCCGTTTATACTTGCTTTTATTCTCATTCCAATGTCTACACCTTGTCCTGATGAATAAATTAATTCGTTTCTTGTTAATTCTTCAGTGCTCCACAAAGCAACATCCCATAAAGCCACATCCCAAAAAGACCCGACTCCAACAGAAGACGAATTTTGCGAAGTTTCGCCCCTACCGTAATCAAAATTGACTATAGAATTTATTACCACAGTGCCGTCTAATTTTAAAGTGTTTCGATAACTATTTACTACTTTTTCTTGTGGACTTCCTAAATTATTATAAGCGGATTGAATATCGCAAACAATATTTGCTCCATTGTCATTGTAGCCATCATCGGCTTTAAATATTTTGCCACTTCCACCAAAATATAGATTGTTATTAAACATTCCCCAAGTGGAAGCATTCATCCCCGTAAATTTACAAGCCGCGCCAGTAATTGTGTTTAAAATATATTGGTGATAAATTGTGTTTGTTGCTACTGGAACATTAATTAAAAGCCAACCACCTTTTGGATACATTGCAACTTCCCAACCATAATTTGAACTATAGTTATTAACAGACTCTATTGCTATGCCAGATAATTTACTTCTCTGCGTAACTGAACCATCATTTTTAAATACTTCACTAAAAAATACAAAATCTTGATCTGTAATAATCATAATATCACCAGCAACTTTTTTGGCTCCTCTTATTGCTATTGGACGACCTATTTTGTAAGTTCCAAGCAACGCCCAGCTTGAAGGATCGGAGCCTTGATACAAAAGAACATCGCCACTTGACATTAAAAATACTGCATAATCATCAATACCATTACCACCATCTAAATTCCAAGTCATCATTGAAACAAGATTGCCTCCAAAAGGCGCAACCCTAGACAATTGAAATTTAGTAAAAACACCACCAATTGCATTTGTTGCTCCATACCAAACATCTTGTGCGTTTGAGTTCCAAACATAAACTCTATTCTTATGAATATTTATGCCGTTTAATTCATTGACTGTTAATCCACTTCCGCTTATAGTAGAAGCTGTTAAAGTCGTTCCATCAAATGTTTGAGGTGTATCAGCACCATTAACCATTATTAAATAAGAATTAAAATTTACCCATTGAAATCTTGCATTTGTAAATCCGCTACCAATGTTTATAATGCTTGCAGGGTTTGTAATATCATTTAAAGTGCTTCCATTAGCACAAATAAATTTTCTAATTGTATTAGCATTGTATTCCATTAAAGTTTCAACATAACCAGATAAACCAGTTGCATATTGAGTAAATCCTTTTCTAGTTGAAACAGAACCTTGACCGGGAAACCAATTTTCCATAATTACAGCATCAGTTGGTTCCATTAGGCTTTCACTATCTTTAGTGTTTAATCCACCAGAAGGCGAAGGGACATTTACTCTTAAAGCTTGTCCGTTTCTTTCTTGATCCAATGATGGATATGATTTACCTAATGTTAATACCATTTATGGAGTAATTGTCGCTGGATAACCAACTTTAATATTGTTGTCGTAATAATAATGCTTAATAGTTCTTCTTGCTCCGTTTGTCCTAACTCTTTCAACTGCTGCATTATCAGCAATTTTTTTTTCTTCAGCATACGGGCGACCTTGATTTTTTAACCATCTCCAAGTTGCATCTAATCTTAATATGTGTGAGTCAATAGCAGGGACATCAGTATCAGCTAACCATTTAGTTTGACCAGTTCCGCTTGAACTTAAAATAACATGATTGCTAATATATTCGTAAATATGTGCTTCAATAGCGGCAGGTGTAGGAAACAATAAAACCTGATTTGCTCTAATTCTAGAATATTCAAAACCAGTTCCACCAGTAATACTTTGATTTTTTAAGATTCTCCATTCTTCGGAAGTTACGGGCATTGTCACTGGATGTTGTGTGGTGGTGTTCCAAAATGTATTATTTATAAATCTATCAAAATCAGTAGGTAAATTATAGCCTTCTGTTGAAGCTACTGTGTTAAATGTTTTTTCTTTTTGCAATTCTTGCCAATTATAAGCTCGTGCCAATTCAGTAATTGACACGGTCATTACTTCTAAAATTTGTTTTGCAACATCTTCAACATTGCCAATTATGGCATTTGGAACATTGCCTGCTTTAGTTTCTTTTAAAATTGATTGTGAGATTGTTAAAAGACTCATTATTTATTTTTTTTTAATGATTCAATTTCAGCTTTTAATTTAGCTAATTCGGCTTCAGGATCAGGCTTACCATCTTTTTGTAATGCAAGATATTTTTTGTAAGCATTTTTATATAAATCTTTTTCGTGAATAAATGTTTTTTCGCCACCTTGATCATAAATAGCTCTTTTGACGGCTTTTCTAATACAAACTGTATTTGGATCGTTAGGAATTGTAATATGAACCCAAAGTTCATAATTTTTAGTAACTTCGTTTTTTTTATCAAAAAAAGCTATTAATAAACCTTGATCTGATGCTAATTGGTTTTGACTTACATTTTAAACTAGATTTGTCATATTTTTTATTTAATTATTAAAAGATTATGGAGGGATGTTTTAAATCCCTCCAAATTAACTGTAATTAAGCAGCTAAACCGTCATCAACAAATGGATAAGCTATTTCAAGCTCAGCCAAACCAGTTGAAGGGGTATCAATCGCAGAAGCACCTTTGCACTTCTTGATTCTATCGCCAGCAACAATAGCATCATCAATTGAGCCAGCAGTAGCAGTTGCATAGCAATTTGCATTATCTGCAAAACTAGCAAGAACTTTACCTACAGCTTTACCGTAGATTTGATACCAACCAAAGCTAGAGGCAACATTGGCGGACATTGCAAAAGCAACATCACCAATATCATTAGCGGCTAATAACGAAGTTGAAAAATCATCTTGGTTAAAAAGGACACAAGAACCAATAACGGTTGAAGCAACACCTTTCAAGTAAATGAATTCACCTTCACCATA